ATTTGCAAGCTTGCTCGCGACCGTCTGGCGGTGCAGATCGGTAATGGCTGCCAGCTGCGTGATATTCAGCCGAAAATTTTTGAGTTCGTTATCCATGATGGTGAACAAAAAATAGTCATTTCGACATCCTGCTAATGATCAGGACTGAAATATCAAGAGGTTAAACAGATGATGATGAAACCCATAAAATGCAAAAAACTAGCCGTTTCCCGCGTGTCCTCGCCCCCTCGGTGTTCAGAATCACCAGGAGTACCTTTTGCAAATACGATTTATTATCATCACGGTGGGCTGTTTTTTTAAAAGGGTAATGATCTGTGCGGTTCCCATGGCTATAGTAACCACACACTATCTACCAGTACCCATAATCAAAGGTATCGCATATGGACATTAGGAATAAAATTGACACCATTCTGCTTTGTGACATTGCCAAACATCTCGGGATTGAAACTGAAATTGATACTGAACTCGTAAAATATGCAATTACCTCAGGTAACTCATGGATCCTTGATGCTAAGTACTCATTCTTTAACGCAGAAGAAGCTTCTAAGCAGGATCGTGAATTTGTCATTGATATATTGAATATGTATCGAGGTCTATCTGCTGCAATCCGGAAATTACCTGAGGATACTCAGCAAAGTCTCACCGAGAGATTTGAATTAAGGATGATTGACAAGAACATTCAAATCCCTGGATTCGATGGTAATAATGAAGCGCAGTACTTCTCTATCGTAGAAGCATTCCTTAAATTCGATCGATACGTTGAGCAGAAAGAGCCCATTGAAAATACCCACAACGAAACAGTTGATGACTACTCAAAAATGCTGGCGGAGTATAAAAAATTCGATGCACCGAATCGATTGTTCAATCTCAATGCAGAAGAAATATCCTCAGTTTTAAGACTTGCACCTCACGGTATTTAACAGGTAATAATTCCAAGGCCCTTCAAGAAAGGGCCTTTCCATTTTTACCCGTAACTTCATTTCCTGTCTTTGGTTGGCTGGCAGTTCGCCTGCCACGCTTTGTTATGCGCCAGAATGTCGCGCTTGGTCTGCTTGTCCAGAACGTCAATATCGTGGTTTGTCACGTAGATAATCCGGGTCCACAGGCAGCCCGTATCAATCACCTCCGGGACGGGTGAAGTTTCCGCGCAACTCGCGATCAACATCGTCATCAGGCATGTGATTAACAGTCTGCTGGACATTACTGGCCTCTTTAGTGACTTCCGCTTTACGTTCTGCCGCCGCAACGGCCGCCGCTGCGTTCTCTTCGGTGCGCTGCTGTTTGGCTTTTGCTTCTGCTTTTCCGCGACCGCGAACATTCCCGGCAAAAAAACCACTGAGCGCGACGGCCACCAGCGCAGCAATACCGCCTAAAATCATTTCGATGATACTCATAGAGACCTCAGACCAGCACTGATTTAGCCAGGTTAAACAGCGCGCGGCGTTTATCCAGCCCGTTGCGGCCGCCATTGATTAGCAGTGTCACGCGCTCCACATCCCCGGAATGAAGCAGGCAACCGCGAGAAGAATAGAACCATGCAGCTGAGCGCGCAGCGTAATCATCTCGCTCCAGCAATTCGGGATACGACACCAGATCCAGTTTCAGCGCCTGACCACAACTGTGATAATTGCTCAGCCCGGTGATTTGCTTCAAACCACGTCCGCGATATTTCCAGCCATGGTCTGCTGCCTGATTGCCCAGGTGTTCTTTACCCCATTCTCCACCGTATACCAGATTAGCGATTGCTTTCTGATTAGCCGGGTGCGCTGCCGTTCTGCCAAGCGCGGCGGCCTGCTGTGGAGTGATGCGGTGGCTGCCGAACGTAGGTACCAGGTTTTCAGCCGCATAATTAAGATTTTCTACCAGCCGGGTAAATCTGGTGCTTTCATGCCCCATCTGGGCAATAAACATGGCCTGATCTAGCGGTGCGGTGATGCCGTATTCCCTCATAGCAGCGTCGATATGCGGAAACCAGCGCGCAGCTAACCCGGCGCTTATACCTGCCGCCTTTTGAAATTGTGTTTGATTCACGTTGTGCTCTCTCCAGTAATACGAGCGATATTGCCGCCCGCACGCCAGACAGCAACGCAGACAGCAACATTGATGAGGATTTCACCGTAATCGACCTGAACGTAGTCACCATGCCAGATTCGAAAGGCTGTATAGGCTGGCGCCAGAATGAGGGCGTAAGCGAGGAGCTCCATTAGCCGCCGACGCCGCATACCCCGTTTCCTGAAGAACATCAGACGTATCGGGATCATGATGCAGGCCACTGCGTTAAGGTGAAGCAGCAGCCATGGAAAGTTCTGCATTAGCCACGTCATTCTTCCCCCTTCAGACCGGGTAAGTTTCCGGTCCGTGAGCGCTTGAGCACCCTGAGCAGAACAGTCACTGAAACCGTGGATGCCGCCAGCGCGCCAATCGCAGGTGAAACTTTTATGCTGACAGGCGGGCTAAGCTGATTCAGTCCGGCGTTGATAAGGGCGGCGATAATTTCTGAAGCAGTACCGGCACAGTAAACACCACCGATGAAAGAAATCAGCGCAAAAATAATCTGCTTCCAGATTTTATGGTCCTCAGAACTGAGGATGTACAGCGCCGCCCCAGCGAGTGAGCAAACCATTACCGCAGGTGTGGCTTCAGGAAACAGCGTGGCGAAAGTAATTCCGGTAGTACCGGCGGCCACGCCTGCCGTTACCGTTGCAGATATTGGTTCTGCGGACATTTAGCCCCCTCTTCTTGCTGTGGATCCTCTCAGAAAAATTGAGGGGAAAGAAAAAAGGCCACCGGATGGCAGCCTTCTGAAAGATATTTGAATTGGTAAATCAGGTGAGATCGACGATATGACAGGGGTACTGGTGCAATGCACCTTCGCGAATACCCCTGTCGTATCGCCGGATAACAAAAAACCCCGGCAGGCGGGGTTTCAAGTTTTTTCAAATTGTCGCTTTACATCGCTGCCATCGTGGCGCAGCTCTGCTAAGCATGAATGGATTATCTGATTTTCTGGCTCGTTTTCAATGTTTCATCGCACAAATAGCACTTTTTGCTAAACCGTGACGCTCATGAAATTTCTTTCAGGGCATTCCGTGCTGACAAAAAAACCTTTGCCCTGAATATTTCCAGGCACCAGCGCACCCGCTTTCTGGCCTCTGATTCAGTCAGCCATGGCGCGAGATTCTGAAGATCCCTGGTTATATCAGAGATTTTTTTTCGGGTGGTGTAATACTGGTTCCCTACAATGTAAACCGGATCCTTCATATCGAACGCCTGAAGCACAGCTCCTTCCACAAACTCGGCGTCATCGCTATTCATCGCCTCGGCAATTACACTGACAGGCGGTTCGGGCCACAGGATCGAACGAGCACGTCTCAACGCCTGCTCACCACGGAACCCTTCTTCCCTTGCCTGGTTCAACGCTGCTGTAAAACGCTCGAGCGCTTTATCAGACCAGTTCTTTCCCCTGAGGACATTCCAGCACGAATGCCCGCAAGGTTTTGCCGGGGCCGTGCCTCCGCGAACATTTTCGCCCCAGATCGTAAGGAGAGATTTAATCCACCCCGACTGAACATCTGTAAGCAAAATGCTTTTCCCCAGCCAGCTCTTGCGTGGTGCCATTGCGGTTTTACCCAGCCCTTCTAAATACTGGCGTTTCTGGCGTGGCGTCATTTCATGTCCTCGATAATTATCATGCCGGTTTCGCCCCATACTTTTGATGTCCGGGCGTCCCAAATATGGGAGTCATCCTCGAACAGTGCGTCCAGAAGCGATTTTGTGAGATTGTCCAGATCTGGCTTTACCTGGTGCGGCTGCCCGTCCATAGCTTCGCGTTTTTTCTTGCTCCAGCTCTTAGGCATCGGTAAAACAAAAGTGATATGGGCACCGTTCTCCGGCACCTGAATGTCATGCAGGCGGGCCTCGTCACAAAACATGCGATATCGCATCACTGGCGGCCGCTGTTTCCATTTATCACGGCGTGTCATGCGGGGTTTTCCAACAGGGGTGATGATGTATTTAGGCATGCAGCGCCTCCTCTATGCGGGAACCAATCCAGCGCATAACCGGTACCGCCATTGAATTGCCGATTGCTTTATAGCGCGGGCCATCGGCAGCCAGTCGGTAAGCCTGTTCTGCTTTCAGTTCTGGTTGGTGGTGGCGCAGATAAGCATATTCTTCAGCCGTGATCTGCTTGCGTTTTTGTGTCGGGATTAGAGTGTGGTTATCGGGGAATCCCTGCAAGCGTTCGCACTCTACAGGAGTCAGGCGGCGAACAGCCATGTTCTGCATAATTGCTGGTGACTGATTGCTCCCACTGTTCGCACTTGTCAATGTTGGGGCTTGTTCGGCGGCATATCCTATGCCGTGAGCTTTTGCACCCTGCCCCGCCTTAAAGCCATATGCAACGCCGTGACAGTCAGCAACGGTCAGGCATGGGGACACTTCGTGCATAGGCTCTGTTGCATTTCCACCGTTTTGTGGAGCGCGGCCTATCCAGTTACCTGGAATGCCATACGCTATTGCAGGTGGCGATCCTGCGTTTTGGTTGCTGCTGGTGCTGTTCCCGGCTCGCAATGTTGGTGAAAGCTCTGAAGCTGCATCATGCCCACTGTCTTTTGAACTGAATGCGATAACAGCATTTTCCTGTCCGTGATTACGTCCAAGGGTGTGAGCCATATCTTTTAGCGTGCAAGGATCCTGTGTTCCGTGAATGGCGTAGGTTTGAAGAGTCTCATCCATGCTGTCATTGGATTTAGCCAGCAGCGTCCTGCTGACGTCTGAATAAGTCACAGCTAAATCGGTCGCATCTTTGTGATCGCGAGCTTTTACTGTTGATGCTGTCTCGTCGCTTACGTAATCGCCGAAAGCTCGCATGCGGAATGCCCCAACGATCCCACTGCCGCGCTGACTGAATAATTCCTGATTACTCGCTCCGATCCCGCCTGTATTGAATGACTGATTCAGCGTTGGATGTGGATTATGTTCTCCATCCCAGTGACTACCGTTAGTAAGGCGATAGCCAGCATCCGGGGCAACGATTTGCCTCGTTTTTCTGCACGGCGGAGTATCCCGGCGCAGGCTTTCGGACTCAAAAAGAATTTTTGCGGGATCGATATCCCCTCGAGCTGTTGCGACAACAAACACACGTCTGCGTCGTTGGGCCACTCTGAAAAATTGAGCGTCGAGCACTCGCCAGGCAATAGCTCTTTCTGGTCCCAGCACATAACCAGCGTTTGACCATCGCTTCCCTGGTGATTCCAGCGCGCAGCTTTCGCCGGCAAGCCCTCCAAGAAAACATCCGAAAGCATTATCTTTGCTGCTGAATACGCCGGGTACATTTTCCCAGACGACGATGACGGGTGGTTTTCCCTGCTCTGTGCGTTTTTCATCGATAGCATTTACCAGTTCAACAAAAGCCAAAGTTAACTGGCCGCGTTCGTCAGCCAGTCCATTACGTAAACCCGCAACGCTGAACGCCTGGCAAGGGGTTCCCCCCACCAGTACATCGGGCGCTTCAATTTTTCCGGCGCGGATTGCCGCGGAGATTTTGGTCATGTCACCCAGATTGGTGACATCCGGCCAGCGAAACGCCAGCACAGCGGAGGGGAATTTTTCTATCTCTGCGAACCATGCTGGCTGCCAGCCAAGACAATGCCACGCCACACTGGCGGCCTCGATGCCGCTGCACACTGAGCCGTAACTGACTGGGTTATGCATTGACAGTCTCCCCCAGCAGATAGAGAACCTGCACCAGAAGCTCAGCTTCAGTGCCGTACTTCATTTCCCAGGCGCGGCGGCCAGCATGAATCGCCACACCGTAACCGCCATTGCGATGGTGTGTATGGCAAAGGGGAATTGATTTTCGATGGTCAGCACGTTGGCTTGTGCCCTGCCCTGTCCGGATATGGTGGATTTCCGCAGGCGTTTCGCCAAGGTTCAGATTTTTACAAACGATGCAGCCGAGCTCGGCCACACGCGCAAGATAGATGCGGTCTGCTTTTTTCATGCCGGACCACCAGCATAAGCAGAAACACCGCTCATGAAAGGGCGATGTGAGTGTTTTAGAGTAATGCTCTGCGCCATTATGATTCCTCAGGTTGGCGCAGTAATCAGTGGGTGTTCAGCCCGTTTGATTATTATAAATCAACACTTACAGCTTGAGAACCTTATGTGCATCTAGCAGTAAGTTTAAATTTATTATCCTATCTTCATCACCCAGAACCTGGGTTGATATTTTATTACCTTCCCGATGAATCATTGTGCGCAGGGCTTTGCTGGTCACAACGTAATCTGTTATTTCCCCTTCGGAAAGGCATAAAATAAGCATTCCGTCTTTAGTGAGACCGGCTGCAAATTCATTCAATTTCATAAGCACATCCCTAAAAATGGGTTTCCCCTTGCGGAGGCAGCCTTTTCTCCCTGCGCGCTGAACGTAACTTAAGCAGTCCCTCTACTGAAGGTCTAATAGGTTAGAAAGATCAATTAACCGTAATTGGCCTGTCTAACCGATCGGCTCTAATGCACAGGATTCATGGAGCTTATATCACCGGCAAGTTTTCATTATCGGCTACACGGTTCAGGAAGAACGTCACTACCCCAAGCACATTCGCGTCATCCAGTGAATCGCCTTCGATGGCCTCCCCATCCTGTGTGATGAGTGCTTTTCCCTGAACAGAAGCGAAGTCCCAACTTCCGCAGAAAGAGATCAAAACCGTGTCACCCGCCTTCGGCCTTTTGGCAACATTTATAATTGCGTATCCAGCTGAAGTTTCGATAGTCCGGCAATTACCGTCGTAGCCGCAAAGCCTGCCGACGGTGAGCGTTGATTCTGCATAGTCTTTTGCTGGTGATGGAAAACCCATGATAACCACCCCTGTAAAGTCACTGTATATTTATACAGTACACCTATGGGAGTGATTGATCAATGCTTTAACAGCACGAATTGTTAAAGCCAAAGGACATCGGGCCTTTGTAGGTCTATGTAAATTAGGGGGAAAAGAAACCGAAACAAGATCAAAGACCAGAAGAACATCATCTGTGTAGATGATGTTCAAAGTGATAAGTTACAGTTAAATGTAAAGATAATTAGCCATTGAATTTTGCCGGATCAGCACATTCTGGATATTTTAGACCATCACTAAAGTACATAACTTCGTCGCCTGTATATCGCTCTTGGGCACTATAGGTGATTCCATATGATAAGGTTTTGGAAGAATTGTACATCTCTCTGATAGGTGCGACATTATCATATGAAACTATCCATGGCGTTTGAATCTCAGCCTGTATTCTATTGGCAATTACAACATGGTCTTCATGTAAATAATGGTTTTCATATAGGCCTTTCCCCTTGACATAGTATGGAGGGTCAAAATATGTCAAAGAGTGATTTGGCAGGTTTTTTACAACTTTTGTAATAAAATCATTAGCATCGAGATTAAAAATGTGAATCCGATTCTTTTGTTCGGCTATAATTTTAATTCTTTGCACCAAATCTTGTTTATTATATCTGGCATCTAATTTCCATTTTCCGTCTTGATTCTTACCTCCGATTACTCCTCCCTTAAGGATGCCAGAGCGATTTGTTCTATTAAGAAAAAATGTAGCAAAAGCAAGCTGGAGTGGTTCTTGGCTTTCAGGATTTGTCATGATTGATTTTTGAACATGCCATTCATCCATTGTAACTTCAGTTGTAAGGATCATGTTGCATAATTCATCAGTTCGGTTGAGTACACTATCCCAAAAAGAATAGACAGCTAAGTTCAAATCATTAAGATATATTTGTGAAGCACTTTCTTTGAATAGTAACTTCAACGCCAAACCGGCACCACCGGCGTATGGCTCTGCGTAGTGCAGATCCTGTAAATCATTCATCCCTATGATTTTACTCATAAATTTGAATAATTTACCTTTACCGCCTGGATAACGTAGTGGCGTATTAAACCGCATAAAGCACCTCATATGTATAAGCCTGCATTGTACCAAATTTAAGCATGGTATGGCCATACATTAATTTATCATAAAAACAGTTAGTTATCGGCTTGGAGATAACCATACACTTTGCCGGAATCAATACCGAAACCATTGATTAGTGCATTAATTAGGCAAGCTTCAAATTTTTTCTTAAATTCATGTTTCAGCTCTGGATTTTCTTTAAGCCAATATCTGAATGGGTTCTTACTTACAGGACCGGTTAAAAGTGCACGAATTTTATCATTTTGAGCAAAAGCCTTGAATAGCTTTCTAAGTTCTCCTTTAACACTCTCTTCGCTTTTACCTTTCCTATAATTTTTAATAACCTCTGTCAGAGATATTTTATCTTCGACTATATTTAGTCTGTCTATAATATCGCCACCAATTCTTAAAAAGACCTTCCTAGTGAAGCCTTGATTCTTTTGCCAATACGAATCCTCTTTATCTAAATTATACATAAACTCAAATAAAAGTTGATCAGGGGGAAGAATTGTAGGTAATAAGCATAGACTTTTCTCAGATTTTGCTTTTTTTGCATTCTGACTATTATCATTTGCTACATCACCATCAAGAACTATTATACTTTTACTTATGAACTCTGGTATTTTCCGCGCCATTAAATCTAGCATAGTGCTACAGCTAATATTTACATCTTTCAGTGGCGTGAGTATTTTGTTGATATATCTTTCGGTTATTATTTGCTTGAAAAATAAATACGCCTCAAAATCCTCAAAATAAACGTTTATTTTAGGAAATGCTTCTTCCGCATCAACTTTTATGGTATCAACAAGCAAGTCAGCATTTATTTCTGGCCATGATAGATTTGTTTTGGCTGAAATAGGCCCATATGTATCCGTAAGATAAACTGTGCTATAATCTTTTTCAGCGATTTTACTTAATTTAAATACTTCTTCAATAAGTATAGGAGAGTGCGATGTCATAACAATTTGCAAATCAAGTTTACTAGCCATTCTCTTAAGAACGTTAATTAGCTCAATTTGCGCGGCGGGAAAAAGTCCAGCATCCGCCTCATCAATTAGTAGTATGCCACCATGATAATCTTTTAATTCTTCCTTTAGTCTCTTGAAAGAAAATATGGCTTGTATAATCTGGCCAACGTTATCTTCACCGACAGAAACCGATTCATGGTCATAGTTATCGCCATGCACTACCATTGAATCGATAGTTCCTGTAGTAGCAGTAATGGATGTTCCATTTTCCTTGATGAGTAACCTTCTGTTCATTGATAGAATTTCATTTTTATTATCAATGATATACTGAACATCGCGCTCACTATACTCAGGTCTTAGCGTTATTGGTAAAAGTCTCTGAAGGCTAAGATAAATTACAGGATGAGTAACATTACGACTGGTATTTTTATTACCTAGGACGTCATTATTTCTTAGAACCGGCCTTGCTTTTTGATGATATTTTGAGTCAACTAAGCCAAGTCTTAAATTATTTAATTCCTTTTCAAAAGCCCCATCATAGAGAGTTATTTGGACTTCCATTCCGCCAGGTGTATCAAATTTACTTGAGAACCTGAAGTGCTCACTAAAGAGTGATTTAAAGCGATTCCCTGTAAGTGTCCGGTAGGAACTCAACACCTCTGCGGGTTCTTTAGAATAGTCACGAGAAAAACTAAAAATTTGAGCAATAATTCCAAGTATCGTCGATTTTGATGTGCCATTTTTCCCGCAAATAACAGTAATGCGCTCACCAAAGGATATATTTACATTCTTTAGCCCTCGAAAACATTCCACATTCATGCTGCGAAGTTTTGTGATAGATTTCGCCACAACCAATTCCTTATTTGAGTCATTTTATCCGTAGTATATATACTTTTTTTTATGTTAACTCAAGATGTTGTTCTCCCAGATGTCTAGAACTTTGCATTATGTTAACAAAAAAATGCTTGAGCCAGTATTAACCATCTCAAGCAAATACAGTGTGTGTAAAAAAAGATTTATAAGTTTTTTTAATGTTTCTTTACTAGGACCTTGCCTAAGCGCCTACAAATCAATCTCTCTTTCAGTGGGAATATCGTGACAAATCCGACTGCCCCTGCTCTACAGCGGTGCGGAGATATATCTCAGCGGTTTTGCTATGCCCCCCAACAACTCTGCGATGTCGTTAGTCAAGAAGCGACCATGCTCTTTCACTAGGTCGATAATCCGATTGACCATCGTCGTACGCTCTTCATGAGTTTTTGGTCGTGGATTCGTTGAGTCCCCTCATAAGTTCTTTCCATTTATCCTTGAGATCCTCTCTGGAAGCTGACTCACTGCCAGGCGGGAAGGAAAATCCCGCTCGGTGATCTGTGCATCCGTTCGAGCAACGGATTTCTGCTGCTCCCCAGTTAATTCCCCTGCTACGGATTTTTATAGATGGCGCCATCCCGCATCGCGGACATACAGGCAAATTACTCATTGCTCATACCTTCCAGAAGATGTTTGTGGCGACGCAGCTCGCGAACGGAAGCCTGAAGACGTTGAAGGTTCGACAGCTTCGCTTTTGTGCGGCGGATCTCGTTCGAGATATAACGGGACGACGGAATAATCATGTCATCAGGACGGCTAACGAACGCCGGGATATCCCCAATAATTTCATCCAGGGATTTGTTGTCCGGCGCTGATGCTAACTTGACGTCGAGTGCAGCGGCATCCGGCTGCTCTGGTTTAATTATCGATTCACTCACCAGGCTCCAGGTGATGTTTTTCCCGTCCACATGGCGCATAACCAGACCGTCTTTGCACATTGCACCCAGCGATGCATTCAGGGCTCGCGGGCTCTTACCAAGCTTTTCAGCGACCTGATTGGAGCTCATGGCTCCTTGCCCCTGCATTGCTGACAACACCCTCTCAACCAGAGGTGATACCTGCTTTGGTCTGATGCGCTTCGGCTTCTGCTCCTTCGCGGTACCGACCGACCATGATCCATCGTAGAAATCGCACAACCCTTCCTCCTTCTGCTCGCGCAGCATTTTCAGAGCCTCTACGGGTTCGATATCCAGGCGTGCTGCTACATCGAGATAGGTTGCTTTGCCCATTGCTTTCAATGCGTCGATTACTGATTCCATTATTTTCTCCTCAAGATTCACTTAACAGGTCTCAGGTGGCTAACGTTTCCGCGATAGCTCTCCCAGTCAAAATTCACCCAAATGCCGTTGTCCATGCGCAGGCGATCGATAACCCTTGCGCCAAGGGTTTCTACCAGCGCGTCGTAATTCAGATTGGTCAGCACACCCACTGGCCGCATGGCCGCCAGACGGCGATCAATAATCTGGTTCAACAAAACTTTCTCGCCGCGGCTGTCTCGCTGAATACCAACTTCATCAAGCACCAATAAATCCACTTTGCAGAGGTCATCCAGCAGCGCGGCTTCGGATTGCCCTTCGTCGTAGCAGGCCCGGGCGCGCAAGGTCAGATCTGGCACCGTCACGATCAGAACCGTTCGCCCCTGCTTCAGCAGATAATTGCCGATGGCCGCTGAAAGGTGGTTTTTGCCAGTGCCCGGCTTTCCGGCGAAGACAAAACTGGCAAAGCCAGAGCCAAAATTCTGCGCATAGCTCTTTGCCATACTCAGCGCATGACGCTGTTCGTCGCTGTTCACGGTGTAATTCGCGAAGCTACAACTGCGGTGCAGGTTCTGGATCCCGGATCGCCCGAAAATTTTCTCTGCACGTGCCTGCTGGTTGAGCTTGTCTACCTCCACAGCGCGTTTTTGCCCTTCCTCACGCTGCCAGGCCATCAGCTCTTCAGCGCTTTTGAATTTGGGTTCAATGCCAGCCGGAATGACACGGCGAAGGCGATCGAAAATAGAACCTGCGTTTTGCATGCTTACCCCCTGAATCCTGGCGGAACGGTGTTATCTGGACGGGAGATCTGATTAATATCCCGTCCACCAGCCTGGTAATGTCCTGTGCCCGGTGCCGACAGGCGGATAATCAGGTCATCCCATTTTTCGCGGAGTTTGGCCGGAGATTTAACCTGGCGAACCCAGAACGTATTGCTCTGAACGCGCTTGAACATTTCACAAATTTGCTTGTGGCTACGACCATCAAGGGTACGCATCAGACGCACGTCATTCGCCCAGACCGTCCAGTTCGGCTCTTTCGGGCGAACGATTTCGCCGTCAAAGGTTGCAGCCTCCTCGTAGAGTTTCAGCACGCGCTTCCAAATCCATTGCGCACAGGTCAAATCTTCCTGACTTCCCCACTGGCGTTTTGCAGGGCTGAAAACCACAGCTTCCGGGTGGCGCTTCAAAAACTCGGTTTTTGTCAATTTTCCGTCCGACGGCGAAGCGTCCGGACAATAAGGGTTTTCTGGTTCTTTGACTGGTTCAAAAGAGTGACTGATTCTGGGTGAATCTCCTTCACTACCCCCTGGTGAATGTGGTGCACCATCTGGTGAATCTCCTGCACTATCCCCTGGTGAACTTGCTTCACTACCCTGGTGAATCTCATTCACTACCCTCGAACTGGCGTTTGCACCGGCCAGGGTTAGTCGATAGAAATTGCTGCCATTGCCTTTCGGCCCCGATCTGGTCTCTTTTCGCATCAGTCCAGACTCGCAAAGCGCGGCAACATGATTCATGACGGAACGACGACTGATCTCACACTGATCAGCAATATGCTGATAGCTCGGCCAGCACTCGCCCTGGTCACTTGCGTTATCGGCCAGTTTAAGCAGGACCAGCTTACGAAGCGGGTTGCCTACCTTGACCTTCATCGCCTGGACCATCAGTTCCATGCTCATAGAACACCTCGATACAACTGAACTAAGCTGCGTTCGAACAAGTCGAAACCAGCTTTACTTTGACGCCGACCAGCTGCGCCAGCGCGTCGATCGCTTCCAGTGTCTCTCGCCGGATTACCGGCTTCGGTTTGCCCGTGAAGACCGCATTGGTGGCTTCGATGCACTCTTTGTTAACCCTGGCGGCCTGGTAGTGCATGCAGTCCTTCTGCGCCAGTTCGCTGTCGATGGCGGTGCGGATTGCATAACTTAATGCCTCAGCCTGCTTACGGTAGTTCGGAGTATCGTTACGAAATGCTCGCTGGATAATCTGTTTGTTGTTGTGCAACCGGCGCGCGTATTCGTCCGGATCCGATACGTCATCCAGTGACTGGAGAAGATCGCCAAAGTGATGCGGGGTTATCAGTTGCGTCACCGTCTTCCAGCCCTTTTCTTGTGCCCAGGACTCCAGCTCACATGCCAGTTTTTTGATTTCCATCAGTCAGACTCCTTAGGGGCTTTGGGGTTAACCTTGTGTTCATACAAAACTGAGTCGTACTTCAATGCACCACCCGTTAATTTTTCCAGTCGAGCGGCGCGTCGTTCAGGTACTAACTCCCCCCATTCACTCACAGAGGATCGAGCGATGTTGAGAGCCCTCGCCACGTTGGCTTTTTTCCCAAAGTGTTTGATTACATCTTCGGTTTTCATTTCGTTCTCCTTGGTAAGTTTTCCTAACCTTATATGTTAAGGAAACAAGAGTCAATGCGCGTTAGGATTTCCGAACTATGAAAACGATCGGTCAGCGTATAAAAGAGCGGCGCTCTGCTTTGAAATATACCCAGCGCAGCCTAGGCAAACAGGCTGGGGTTGCTCATGTCACAATTTCTCAGTGGGAACGTGATGAAACCTCACCAAGGGGCGATAATCTCTTCAAATTAGCTGCGGCTCTGGGCGTTGAGCCTGGCTGGATCATCAAAGGTGATGACGGATACGAACCTGCCCCAGCAGAATCGTATCGGATACTCTCACCACAACAGATTCAGCTTCTGGAACTGTTTGAAAAACTGCCCAACTCTGAGAAAGAGCAACACATCATCAATTTGCGAGACAAGGTCAAAGACTACGATGAAACGTTCAACGACCTGATAAAAACCAAAAGCAAAGAAGAAATCCTACAGATCCTCAAAAACCTCGATATCAAATAATTCATCTCCACGCCAGGCCGCATCAGTAGCGGCCTTTTTGTATTTTTCACGCACTCATTGTTAGGTTTTGCGAAATTCACCCTTGACGTTTTGTTAGGTTTAAATAACAATCAGCGTTATCAAAACTTAACAGCAGTAATCAGTAAACGTTCCGCCTACCCGGCGATAAGGGTGATTAGCAAAGCAACAAACAAGGATCCATGATGGGAAAGGCATACGAAGAGTATTTCGAGGGTCTGGCGGAAGGTGAAGAAGCGCTGAGCTTTTCCGAGTTCGTCCAGGCAGTCTCTTGAACATGGCGAAAGCCGAAAGACTTGAAGGCGGTTTTCTCAGGTTGCGGGCTAAAGCATAGCGGGGAGAACCTGGGGCGGAGAGCAAACCCCGCGATGCAGGACTTGAAATACCTGCACAGACCAATAAGCCGCATGGCAGCGTAACTGCCCTTTACATCTGCTCTGGCGAGGTGGCGCCGCCGGACCAGGGCAGATGAATCGTCCACAACATGTAAGCGCATTCCTCTTTTCACTGATGGGGATCGGTTTGTTCACTGGCGGAATGCGCTTCCAGTTGTGGGCAATCGCAACTTGAGGCTGCGTGTAGTTTTGGTGGTATATGCGTTTCCCGTGGTCCATGCATATACCACCCTTTTTAAAGCTGGTTTCATAGTGGAGTGTTCATAAATGGATAAGACACAATTAACACCGGAACAACAAATAGCCTGGGCACAGGGAAAACTCGTCACTTCAGTATTTCTTCGTGATGTTGCGGGATGCCATGCCGCCTGGAAAGTATTACGGAAATACAGAAATTTCGTTGTGCATCGCCAGCCTCATCAGGAATCGCGAAATAGTTTGAAAGTAATTTAATTATACCAACTTAAAACCTATGCCTTAAACGGCAGGGATTTTCACACCCTGAACTATGGAGTTCGAAATGAAAGCAACTATTACTACCGTAGAATTGAGCCTGGCAATCGTAAATAAAGACCTTGCCACATTTAATGTTAACGGTGCTATTTCAGGCGTGGTTCATTTGCCTACCTCTGGCCCTGTAACCGTTGTGCTTGACGGTGGGTACGTGCTCGGAGAGTTTCATTGTCCAGCTTGTGCTGTAAAGGACATTAGCTTGCTGTCTGCGAGATTTGCAGAAGCACAGAACGCCTGCGGCATGTCATATTACGACCATAAGCGCCAACAACTTAATTGATATGGATGACATCATTTATCATTGCGCTGTTTGCTGTCACGAATATAAAAAATCGAAAATGCACGAAAGGAAAACAGATATATATCCCTTTAAGCGCACGATTTATTTATGTGAGCAATGCAATGAAAAAAGAGAAAAACGTGACGCTTTAAGAAAGGTAAAACGCGGCATCCGCAAGCCATTTCATTCAACATCATTTTTCAAATATTAAACGAGGTTATTATGTCTGTTGAGTTAAAAGTATTTGGTGGTGCTTACTTCCCAAAAGATAAAGCATTAAAAAAACGCCCTAATTTAAAACCACTTGCCATCGCGGTAAACGCGTCCACAAAAGCCATCGCTGAAGCTGTTATTTTCGGTAAGCTGGCGGCTGAACATCCAGAACATATTGATGATTTCTTTAAGGTGAAAATCTGGGAGCACCACGAAGGTATTCCCTGCCCTGATCTTGATGTTTTCTCACCTGAGTTTTTCGACAGCGTGGCAGTATGGAATGTGAACGCTGGCGAACCAGCTGCGGCGCCACAGCCAGAAGCTGACGCAAACGAAGAATGGGAGGACAACAAGACTCAGGAAGAAATTAAAATCGTTGCGCGGCTCGACCAGACATCCCGGGCAGCTTGCCTGGCACTGTTCGGCCCAGTTCCTGGAATCACTGAGGCGCAGTACGGCCAGATTGTAGACCTGGTTAATGATGATGCTGGCAGCTTTACCCGTGAACTGACAGAAGCACTGACGAAAGAACCCCGCGCTCTGTCGCTGGCGCCGGAACGCCAGGAGCAATTACTGGCCTGGGTTCGCGAGAACACAAAAGAATCATCACAATGGCCTGACATTAAAAAGCAGATCGCCAAGTGGCTCGACACGCCAGTAGATAAGCGGCCACAAGCTGCCCCCGTCAACGAAGACAACCGCACAGACTCGGGCGCCACCCTGGGAGGCGGCAATAAGACAGACCGTAGCCCGGATCTGGTTCATAACCTCTCTACGCTGCGTATCGAAGTAGCGGTTGCAATTCTAAGCATGTACGACGAGATCGACATTTACTGGATCCCTAATAGATTCATGATGGCCGCGAAAGGAATGGCAGAAGCAGCGCAGGATCCCCAGTTCACTGCATGGTGGGCACAACTGCGCGGCACGCCAGGCATTCTGGACTATTCCCGCGCGGCCATCATCGCCCTGATCAAATCTGCGCCTGAAGACCTCTGGCTAAACCCGATCAAATTACGTGAGTACATCAATCGCGAACTGGTTGAATCGAATCATACGAAGCCAGATCAGAAAACCATAGATATTGCATGCAAAGCGAAACCCCGCGTTATCCCGGAGGAAAAGACAGATGATAAAGCCCAACCGTCGATACAGAGCGAAACTCTGCCACCAGCAGTTTGCCCGGGAAAAGCTGCGCAGTTCGATAAAGAGCTTAAAGAGGCATTCACACAGAATGCAGAGTCAGCGCCGCAGGTCAGCGAGCAACCGCGCGTAGAGAACCTGGGCGATGGTATCTTTTCAGTAGATACATTGATTAACAACACCTCAAATGAAGTCGAAAAAGAGGAAGTACCACCAGCATTAAATGATCGAGAGATTGAAATCGCCCATGCATTAAACGAGCTGATGTCCGGGCGCACAAACATCGTTGATAAGGATGATATCGAATATCTCATCACCACCACGGGTAAAGATATCAAGCATCTTTTCCCGCTACTGATTGCAGATATCACAACAACCGAATTTTGTCTGTCGCCCGATCTCAGCGATGAAGAGGTGCAGGACGTTGCAACTACGATACTTAAAAAGTGGTCTGACGACATTAGCGATCGTCAGAAAATCGCGCTTGATGCGATCGTGGAATACCGTCGCCCTGTACTGCCAAAACCGGTAGTGCTCGATCCACCGGTTGTTACTGCAAAACCCCAACAGACACCTGAACAGCAGCCTGAAGCAAACAGTCAGCAGACATCCCTTTCCTACCAGCAACAGCTAACGATTGCAGCTCTTCAGGGCCTGTGTGCTAACCCCGCCTACTGCCGGGCAATGAACGACATTCCTGAAGAGGCAGTCCACATGGCACGCGCAGTTATGGCAGAAGAAGCACGTTATGAGTAACAACTTCGGCATGACTGCGTTGCTGGCTGATTCATGAGATTCAACATCTGCCAGCTGCCTCACCTATGATCGCAGCTGGCTGTCGAGAGTGATGGCTATGAGAGAACAATATCTGATACCCCTGGCGGAGTGGAAGTCCGGACGATTCGGATTTGAGATCACAAATACCACGCTGGTTAAGTATGGGAAGCTTGGCTATATCAATCCTAAACCTGAAAAAGTCCGTGGGCGATGGTGTGTTGATCGCAGCGCGATCTACGTCGGACCAAGTGCCGCCGGGGTAGCTCCCGAAATTCACGAGGACGACGATGAAGCGTTGAAGGAGATCCTAAATCATGTCACCAAGGCCACGAAAAAATAGCATATCTATACCCGGGCTTTATGCCCGGTTTGACCGCCGCACGGACAAAACTTATTACCAGTACAAAAATCCTGTCACCGGCAAATTCCACGGGCTTGGTACCGACAAAGCCAAAGCGGAGAAAATCGCTGCTACAGCCAACCAGAGAATTGCAGCTGCTGAAGCCGATTACTTCCTTAAACAGATTGATGAAAAACCGGCAGCCAATAAAACTCGGGGAATTAGCCTTAAAGGCTGGGTCGTCAGGTACGAGAAAGTCCAGCGAACCAGGGTGAGCAATGGGGAGTTATCGGAAGGACGTTTCAAAGAAAAAATGAGGATGGCAAATTTGCTGGCAGAACGGCTGGGGAATCATCCATTGCGCAGCCTGGAGGTTCGTGATTTTTCCCTTCTCCTGGAAGAGTGGCTTGATAAAGGCCAGGCGAGTACAGCGCTGAATAATCGCGTGGTGTGGATAGATCTTTACCGTGAAGCGCAACATGCCGGTGAGGTACCGCCCGGCTGGAATCCCCCTGAGGCGACGCGTAAGCCAATACCAAAGGTTTCCCGCGCACGATTGAGCATCGAGGACTGGAAAGCGATTTTCCGCGTCGCTCCGGAAGGGCATTATATCCGCAACGCCATGTTGCTCGCATTGGTAGCCGGCCAGCGAAGAGAGGACATAGTCAGGATGAAATTCTCTGATGTGTGGGATGATCACTTACACGTGATCCAGGGAAAAACAGGGATGCGGCTGGCGTTACCGCTCTCACTTTACAGCGAAGCGGTCGGGATGACTCTCAGGGAAGTAATCGCAGGTTGCCGGGACCGAATAGTAAGCCCGTATCTGATTCATAGCCAGCTACAGAAGAAAGGCCAGCCAATGAGCAAAGATAACCTGAGTGATTATTTTGCTGAAGCCAGGGATAAGGCGGGTATTAAACCACCGGAGGGAAAAACCCCAACAACATTTCACGAACAGCGCTCCCTGTCTGAACGTCTATATCGTGCTCAGGGGATCGACACGAAAACTCTGCTGGGTCATAAAGTACAGGCAACCACCGATAAATATAATGACACACGCGGGCAGGAATGGATCAAACTGGTCATTTGA